GTGAACGCAGACAAGCGTCTCTTCCTTGAAGAATTCATCGCCCGCATGGAGGTGCGCATTGCCGCGCGCCGCGCGATGCCGGACCGGCGGTCGCAGAATATCGCGGATACGCTCGCGCGCATCATCGCCGCAGATCGCGCCGAGCTCGATGCCGCGCCGGCTCCGATCGTCGATGCGCCAGTCCCGATTTCATCGGATCGCGTCACGTGGAAGCATCCGGTGTTCAATGCCGGCGGTCGCTTCAACCCGTTCGCCGGCACCTATGCCGAGCGGATGCTCGCGAGCGCCGACGTTTGCGATCGCCTGGGCTATCCCGATATCGCCGATGGCTATCGCGCGATCGCGGCCCGCCACGCTGAGGGTTGCCCTGAAGTAGTTCAGGTAACGGAGCTCGCGAGCGAGCAGCTACCTCGGCGGCCGATGAAGCGTCGCCGTGAGATCTGGACCGGACCGAACATGCCTCCGCCCGAACCGGTACCGTTCGTGGCCGGCGAGCAGATGGGTTTCGCCCTATGACGCCGGCGGCGCTCAAGCTGCGCATGGCGATCGCCGAAGCGAAGCCACGCAAGGGCGGCAATAAATATAGCGCTCGCAAGACGCCGTGCAGCGCTGGCCATGTGCATGACAGCGGCCGCGAGGCTGTGCGATGCGGTGAGCTCCATATGCTGGCGCGCGCCGGCGCGATCGCCGAACTCGAGCACCAAGTCTTCTATCCATTCGTCATCGCCGGCATCGCGATCAAGCATCCGGGCGGCCGCGCTGTCGGCGTGAAGATCGACTTTACCTACGTCGAGAAGGGCCAGCGCGTCGCGGAAGACAGCAAGGGCCATCGCGTCCGCGACTGGCCGCTCCGTCGCGCCATCTTCGAGGCGCTCTACCCTGACATCGAGGTGCGTGAAACGTGAGTGGTGCTGTTCTTCCCGAACCGATGTCGTCGGCCGACTGCGATCTGCGTGGGCTCTCATGGATGCCGCTCGACGTCGCCGAGCTATCCCGCAGCTCCCTTGCCGCCAAAGCGACCGGCGACGGCTTCCGCGCGGCGGTGATGCTGTGGTGCGCAGCTTGGCAGCAGGTGCCGGCGGGATCGCTGCCGGATGACGATGACGAACTCGCGTGGCTGGCTGGCTTCGGCCGTGACCTGCGATCGTGGAAGCGCGCGCGCCAATGGGCGCTGCACAAGTTCGAGCTCTGCACCGATGGCCGCTTCTATCACCCGATCATATGCGAGAAGGCAATGGAGGCGCTGCCCGGGCGGCTCGCGGCGATCGAGCAGAAGAACAACACGGCGGAGCGCAAGCGCCAGGAGCGCGACGATCGCCGCCGTATGTTCGAGACGCTGCGCGGCCGGGGCGTCGTGCTCGCCTATGACACGCCGACGTCACAGTTGCGCCGCCTGACGGCACCGGAGGCATTGCCACTTCTCCCGCAACCAGAAGGTGACGACGACGTGACGGGCGTTGCACCTGTCACGCCCGTTTCTGTGACAGGTCACGCACAGGTCACGGCTAAGAGAGAGAGAGGGACAGAGACAGAGAGAGAAAAAGAACTCGACGATGAGCGTGCGCGCGAAATCGATTGGTCGACGATCAAGGGTTTGGCCGAGCAGCTGGCGGCGATCGCCGAGGCCGCTGGCATTCCCCTCGACCCGTCACGGCAGCGCTGGTCGATCGAGCTCGAGCATCTGAAGGGCTGGATCGCCGCCGGGTACGACATGCAGGCCGACATCCGGCCGGCGATAGACCGCACGCTGGCCAGTCTTCCCGAGGGCGATACCATCGGCTCGCTCAAGATCATCGACCGCCAGTTGAAGGGCGCTCGGGCAAAGGCGAGGGTGGCGCCCAAGCCCGTGCCGTCGAAGCCGGCCGAGCCGCTGATATTCGCGAAGGACGGGGAGGCCGAAGCTATTGCGGCGTGGCGAGCCGCCGCTGCCGCGATGATCGGTGCCGGCCCCTACCGCGCCTTGCTCGACGGCGCGCGGCTCTCAGTCGATGATGAGGGCCTGTTCGTCATCCGCGTCACCAGCGCGCTCGTCGATGCGCAGCTGCGCGAGCAACATCTTTTCCGTCTCGAGCCGCTGGCGCAGCGGTTCCTGGAATCACCCTTCATCCGCATCGAGGTGCTCGATCATGCCTGAGACCAATTCCCCAGCGCCTACGACCGGCCCAGAATATTGGCGTAAGCAGCACCACCGCCTGCCGTCCGTTCTGCGGGATCATGTTACTTGGGTTCTCGTATGCGAGGCCGAGCCGCATGTGATTGCCGATGCTGTCTCGGCCGTCGAAGAGGCTGCGAACCTCATCGAGACGCTGCAACAGACTCTCGCCGAACCCGCCACGGGTGTCGATCACGAGGCATGGATCGCGCAGCACTTCACCGGCCACGGTGTCGCCCTTCGCAGAAAGGACGATACAGCTATCCCCGGCGAACCTTTCATGTCGATGGCGGTCGCGAAGGATATCTGTCGCAAGGCACTTGCCCTCGCCGAACCCGCCACGGGGGGAGAGGTGCTTCTTGTGCCACGCGATCCAACCGACGCGATGCTGGACGCTGCCGAGCGCGTGAACTTCGACAACGAAGACGAACGCGGGATGGCCTGCAATCTCTGGTCTGCCATGCTCGCCGCAGCGCCCACCACCCCGGTGCGGAGTTATCTCGTAAAGCACCTTGCGGACTTGATCGAGGCTCACGACGCCGACTGCAAGGCAGCAATCGATCGCCACGGCTTCGTGGGAGCATGGGCAATGGGGACTTTCTCTCCAATGCGGGATTGGATTGTCGCGAACCGAAGAGCCATCCTCGCCGCCCTCTCCACCGCCCCAAGCAATCCGCCCGATCCGTCTGAAGAAGCGCAGCCTTTAATAAGCGATGGATCGGACGCCCTTATTAAAGGCTGCGAGCGGTGAAGTGGCGCAACCCATCGCGTAGAACGCAGGATATCCTGATCGCGCCTATCGCTATCCCGACCGCCGCCTTGGCAGCTGTCATCATCTTGCCGGCAGTCGGCGTGGTATGGTGTCTCAACGCAGCGATGAAACCCTTCCGCGCCGGCCCTGAATGGGCGCGGTGGTTTGCGTGGCGGCCCGTTTATACCGGCGATATCTGGGACGACGACCGGCGCTGGATTTGGCTTGAGATGGTTGAGCGCCGCGACAATGGACGATACTCCCCGCACGTCCTGTATCGCGCTCCCGGATGTGTGAAGATCGATCGGCCATGACCTGCGATCGCGTTGCCATGCCCGGCGGTGGCGTGGCGATCGTCTGCTCGAACCGGAGGCGGCAGCAGTGCCAATGCGGCCGGCCAGCTACGCTTGCGTGCGATTGGAAGGTGTCGAGCAGGCGCAGCGGTACGTGCGACGCGCCTATATGCACGCGCTGCACGACGTCTCCTGCACCTGACAAGGATCTCTGCCCGGATCACGCCGAGGCGTTCAAGAAATGGATTGCGGATCGATCATGAGATCGACCGTGCACATATCGAAAGTCTGATGCCGAACAAGCTGTTGCCGAACAGGTTTCTCATTCATCGCCTGCCGGCATGCCTAGAAGCGATCCGGCGGCACTACTGCGACTTCGGCTGCTCGCCCAGCATCACCGAGCTGGCAGCGCGCATCGGCGTCACCAGATCGTCCCTGCATCCGCTACTGCGTAAGCTGGCGACGGCGCAGCTGATAGGCTGGACGCCAGGAACGCGGCGCTCGATCACGCTGCCACGCCCGTTGTCGGCGATGGCGACGAGTGACCTTTTGTGGGAACTGCAGGCGCGCGGTCACGTCACGAGTATTCACCCGCCGGGCACCGTCGCGGCGATATCCGCGTGGCCGGAAGCGAGCGTCGTCGATCTCGCCCAACTACCAAAACATGAACGCGATTTGCTCGATCGTCTCTGCGACATACCGTGAACGGCGCAGGCGCGTCGATGTTCACGGGGGTGAGTATGGGCCGCGTTCCGACCGCAGACGATGAAGATCAGGCAACCAGGCGGAGCCGGATCAGGCGCGCATCAGCGGCGCGGACAAGGCTCGCCGATCAGCATGCGACATCACCGGGCGGCGTCAACCGGTATGAAGGTCGCATGGGCCGCCTCGCTGCCGTCAGGCGCCGCGAGAACGACAAAGAGCGCGGATGGTGCATCCTCCGTACCAACGGACGACGCACGCTGACGTTGGCCCAGTCCTTGAATGCTGCCGGCATCGAGGCGTGGACGCCGCGCGAAACCCGCAAGCGCCGCCTGCCGCGCGGCCGGAAGGGTTTCAAGGAAACCGAAGAGCCTATAGTCCCGAGTTTCGTCTTTGCGCGCGCCATCCATCTGCCCGACCTGCTGCGCGTGTTGGCCATGCCGCTCAGTCCCCACCCGTCGTTCTCGATCTTCCAGCATGCTGGCCGCGCGCCGGTCGTCGCTGATCGTGAGATTGCCCACCTACAGTCGGCCGAAGACAATGCCCGTCGGGCTCAGTTGAAGACGCGCCGCCATGACGTAGAGATAGGCACAAAGGTGTGCCCGACCGATGGCGCCTTTGCCGGCCTTGAGGGCGTCGTCGAGAAAGTCAGCGGCCGATCAGCACAGGTTCGCTTTAACAATTGCTTTGTCGTTACTGTCGCCACTTGGCTGTTGATCGATGAAGCTGTAGAAGGCCCGCCGTCCCGAATGGGGTCCGCCGCTTTAGCGGCATAGGTGGCAGGCACGATCCGTCGTGCCGGGGCAGCAGGCCAAGAGCCCAGCGCCGCCACCGCCCGCTACGATGCAGCCGGCATCAAGAGCGGATGTGCGAAGCGTTGGCTAAGACCGACACCATCAGATTTCCAGCATCCACCCAAAGCGCTCGCTGCCTCGTGCCCGCGAGCGCTTGCAGTTTGAGGGCCGGCCTTTGGTCCAATCCACACCAGCCGAACGCCTCGAGAAGCTGGCCGGCGAGTTGCACGCCGTGGCGTTCGACTTCGCCGAGCCGGCGCGCTCGGTCCAGTTCGCCGATCGCCGCATTGCCGAGGTCGAGCGCATCTGCGCGGACGCACGTGCCGTCGTGCGCGGCGGCCGCCAGTGATCAGCGTCGGTCGATATGCCGGCATCGCCATCTACGTGGCGATCGTCGGCATATTCGGCCTCGCCGTCTTCGGAGCGGTCGCTTGGGCGGGAACGCAGTCGTGAGGCTGTGCGACGTCGACGCAGCGCAGACGCTCGCGATGCAGCGCGAAGAGCTGCAGGGCCGCATCAGGCTCGTCGAGAGTGGCAACTTCACCATCGTGATCGGCAAGCTTCCCATCATCGACCTCGCTGACATCGCGCGCGGCTCGATCGTCGCCGAACTGCATCATCGCGTAGCCCTGATCGACGACAGGCTGGTCCAGCTGGGCATCATCGTCACCGACTGACCGAAATGCGACGAACCGAGGGCGTAGGAACTGCTCGTCGGCGCGTGGAGCCAGATCTGGCACGATCCTTGTCCGACCCACCCCCCCCCCCGTTGGGTCCTCCCCGGCAAATCGGAACAATGCGGGGGGCGAAGGCTCGGTGCGGGGCCGGATATCGTGTCCGGAAATCACTACGCCTTATTATTACGCCTTTGGAATTTGCCTGCCCGGCTGACGGCGTGTTGGAGGGTCGATGGCGAGGGCCTCCACGCCGCGAGCGGCGCCGCGAAAGCGCCGCGCCGACGAACTGATCGTCAATCTGGACGAGTTCGCGTCGCTATGCGGCGTCACGCCGGAAACGATGCGCGGCCATTTGAAAGTCGCGCCGGCCGACGCGAAGTGGATCCTCGAGCGCGGCGCGCGCGGCCGCGGCTACAAGATCGCGGCGCAGGCCGCGCTCGAATGGTGGCGAAAGCGCACCGCCAACGACGGCGAGGACGCCGATCGACGGCAGAGGCTCGCCGAGCTTCGCCTGCAGATGATGGGCGGCGATGCCGGCGAAGAGGATGTCCTCCTCACCGGTAAGCAGCGGTACGAAGAGTATAGGGCCGGCGAGGCCGAGCTCGCCTACCGACAGGCAATCGGCGAGCTCGCCCGTCTGGCCGACATCGAAAACGAGTTGGTCAATTCGGTGATAGAGCTGCGTCGCCAGCTGCAGGGTGTCGGCCGATCCATCCGGCGCAAGTTCGGGCTCGATCGCGACGTCGAGAGCGCGATCGACGAGCTGATCGGCAAGCGCCTGAAGGAGTTTGTGAAGGCGCTGGATGTCGATGACGAGTCCATCGCCGGCGCCGGATAACGATCGGGGCCACATCAACATACGGCTGGGCGCTCTCTCGACGCTCATGCAGCAGACGAGGGAGCCGCCGAAATTCGCCGACGTCCGCGCGGCGATCCGTCGTTCGTTCGGTGAGGTTCTCTTCCCCGAGAAGGTCTCGGTGCTCGAAGCGGCCAACCGCCACCGAAACCTGCGCAACCCCGGAGCATATAGCGGCCCGTGGGGAGAGAGCCCGGAGTCGGACGAGCATCTCGACGACCCGATGAACAACCTGGCGATGTCCAGCCCGTACAACATCGTGGCGGTCATCGGTCCGAGCCAGACCGGCAAGTCCGAGATCGGCAACAACTGGCAGGTCCATTCGGTCATCTACGACCCGGCGGACATCGGCTTCTGGGCGCCGACAGAAAAGCTGACCGCGTCCTACGTCACCACGCAGATCGACAAGCTGCTCGACGAGTGCCCGGACGTGAAGGCCCGGCAGCTTTCGACCGCCAGCGCCGACAACATCGCGCTCAAGCAGTTCAAGGGCTGCGACTGGCACTTTTTGTGGCCGACGGGACCAAACTTCCGCGCGCGCCCTTTCTCGCGCGGCCGGCAAGACGATTACGACGACTTCGACGACGACATCGGCGGCCAGGGCGATGCCGTCTCGCTGTTCAAGGGCCGCACCACCAGCTTCCTGAGCTACGGCTGGAAGCTCTACGTCAACTCGTCGCCCAAGAAGGGGCCGAAGAAGGGGATCGAGCCGCTCGTCGCGGGCGGCACCAGCAAGCGTCGGTGGGTGGACTGCCTCCAGTGCGCGACACCCTTCCAGCTTTGCCATGAACGCCTGTCGTTCAGGAAGGACGGCACCGCACTCGACGCCCGCAATTCCGCTTGCGTCGTCTGCCCGGATTGCGGCTTCCCTCACCTGCAGGCGCATAAGGCGCCGCTGCTCGCGACGGGACGCTGGATCGGGAAGGGCGAAACCGCCGTATCGTTCTCGAGCGGCAACAACGCCGGCAAGTTCGGCGAGATCGAGCCCAACTCGGTCGATAGTTACTGGTTCGAAGGTGTCTTCGGCTTTGCGCCGTGGCCGGATCTCGCCGAGGGCGAGCGCTCGGCCGAGCTGATGTTCGAGGAGCACCAGGACGAGCAGCCGCTCAAGTCCTACTACCAGACCAAGGTAGGCCGGAACTATGTCAGCCGGTCCTCGGGCGATGCGCCGGTGACGATCGACGCGCTGACCGAGCGCGCACGGGCGTCCGGCTACACAATGGGCGTGGTGCCCGACGGCGTGATCGCGATCACGCAGACGGTCGATCTCGGCATCGATCGCTTCTCGGTGATGACGGTCGGCCATGGCGTCGGCAACCGTGCCTGGATCATCGATCGCTTCGATATTCTGACGCTGAACGATGGCGTCACCAAGCTCGAGCCCTTCCGTCGGCGTGAGCATTGGGCGGTCCTCTACGAAAAGGTGCTGAGCCGCACCTATCCCCTGCAGCGCGATCCGACGCTGCGCATGAAGGTCTTTTGCACCGGCGTCGATACCGGCGGATCGGACGACGCGACCGACAATGCCTATGCCTGGTGGCACGACATGGTCACCGGCAGCCGCAAGGATGGCCGGCCGGCTCTGCCGACCACCGCAATCACGCTGCTTAAGGGCGGCAACCGGCCGAACGGCCGGCTGCTGCCGGCGCCGACGGTCGACGCCAAGCGGCAAGTAAAAGGCTTGCCCGAGTGCGAGCTCTTCGTCCCGAACGTCAACCGGTTGAAGGACATGGCGGATTACCGTTTCCGTCGTCCGGAGCCGGGCCCGGCGTACGTCGATCTGCCGAACGACTTTCCGGACAAGCGGATTGCCGAGCTCCGCGCCGAGGAGAAGGTGGAGGGCCTTTGGGAGAAGCCCGAGGGTGTCCGCAATGAAAGCTGGGATCTCTTCGTCTACGCGATCGCCGTGATGCTGCGCCTGGTCGGCCTCGATCAGAACCTCACGCGCGTGCCGATGTGGGCACGACCGCCTAAGGCGAGGGCGCCGGAACGGGCGCCGCCACCCGAAGGCACGCCCGACGTGCCGGCGCCTGCGAAACGCCCCGTGGTGCAGGTGACGCGGCCGAACCAGACGTCGCCGACACCGAGCCGACCCAAGCCCAGGCGCACGGTGCGCATGGTCCGTCCATCCTGATCGAGCGAGGCCAGCATGGCAGACGTCGGAATCACGCTCGAGATCGCGGCCCAGCGCCTGCAGGACTACCTCGCCGCGGAGAAGAAGATTCTCGCCAGCCAGGAATATCGCATCGCCGATCGCCTGCAGCGTCGCGCCCTGTTGAGCGAGGTTCAGGACGACATCACGCTCTGGCAGGAGCGTATCGACAAGCTCGGCGGCACAACCCGGCGCGCCGTCGGCCGTATCCGTCGCGGATCGTATCGGATCCGCTGAGGTGAATTTCGAAGCCAAGCCCAATCTGGTCGACAGGGCGGTCGCCTTCTTCGACCCGTCCGCCGGTCTCGCGCGCGTCGAATCGCGCACGCGGCTGATGGCGACCACGGCTATGTTCGGCGGTGGTCAGGGCGGCTATCGCGGCGGCAAGGGCGAGCGCGCTAAACGGCGCGGCTGGTTCTCGCGCGGCCGATCGGCCAACGCCGACGTCATCCCCGGTTCGGACCGGCTCCGTGCCGAGCAGCGCGACGCGGCGATGAACCAGCCGATCGCCACCGCGGCGATCAACCGGAAGGCGATCTTCACGATCGGCACCGGGCTTATGGCAATTCCGAGCGTAAACGCGGACTTTCTCAAGCTCACGCCCGACGAAAAGGCCGCCTGGGAGAAGCGGATTTCCGACGATTACGACGCCTATATGGCGTCGAAGGACGTCGACGCCGAGCGCAAGGCGACGGGTTACGGCATCTACGGCGTGCAAGGCATCGTCCAGCGCGGCGCCGATACATCTGGAGATATCCTCGCGCTGCGCGTGATGCCTGACAATCAGCCCGGGCGCGTCATCTCGACGGCGTGGAAGCTGGTCGAGGCGGACCGGCTGCGCAACCCGCCGGGCACGATGGACGGCGCGATCTGTGCGCAAACCGGCAATATGATCGCCGGTGGCGTCGAGGTCGATGCGTACGGCGCACCAGTTGCCTACTGGATCCTGAAACAACACCCGGGCGACCTGGTGCAGCGGCCGGGCTTTAGTCCGATTCCCGAGCGCATCGACGCCTGGGACACCGCGCTGAACCTGCCGCGGGTGCTCCACATCTACAAGAAGGAGCGCCCCGAGCAGCTGCGCGGTGTCGGCATGCTCGCGACCGTGATCGAGCTGCTCGGCATGATTGCCGATCTGACCGATGCCGAACTCTTCGCGGCCGTGATGTCGGCGATGATCGCCATCGTCTATAAGTCGCCGGGCGCGCAACCGATGCCGGAGCCCGACTACGGCGAGGACGACGGCAATCTCGGCCACGATGGCGGCCCACCGCTCCACGACCAGCAGCCGCAGTATAAGATGGAATCCGGGTCGATCATGGAGATCGACAGCGACGCCGAGGTCGACATCAAGAGCCCCGGCCGGCCGAATTCCGCCTTCGACCCGTTCTTCCAGGCCATCGTCCGCCAGATCGGTGCCGCGATCGGCATCCCGGCCGGCGTGCTGATGCTCCTGTTCAATTCGAGCTACACCGCCAGCAAGGCCGAGCTCGAGGCGATGTATCTCTACGTCCGTGCCGAGCGAGCGTGGATCGGCGGCGACTTTTGCGATCCGACTTATCACTGCTTCGTCGCCGAAAAGGTCGCGCGCGGCGATTACGTAATGCCTGGTTTCTTCAAGGATCTCGCGGTCCGCGCCGCTTGGCTGGGCGTCACGTGGCGGGGCGACGGCAAGATCACGCTCAATGCCGCCCAGGAGGCTGCCGGCTACAAGATCCGGCAGGATAATGGCTGGCAAACGGGCGAGGAAATCACCGCCGAGCTCACCGGTGGCAGCTTCAGCGACAATGTCCGCAAGCGCGGCGCCGAGCATCGCGCCTGGCTGGCCGAGGGTCTTCCTGTCGCCGTGTCACCGGGCACGCCGGCGGCCAATGTGGATCCAGGCGCCGACGATGGACCGCCGGCCAAGAAGAAGGATCAGCAGGATGATTGAGGCCTTCGGCGCCCGCACTCTCTGGGCAATGCATCCGGACGCGCTCTGTGGACTGCTGGCGCGTCAATCTTTCGAGGCGATGCTGCCCGACGCTCTGAAGAGCCTTGCAGCTATGGCAGGGGTCGCGGCACCGAAAGCGGCCGCGTCAGTCGATCCCATCCGCGAAGGCGGAACCATGATCATCCCGCTGGTCGGCCCGCTATCTCCCAAGGGTAGTTATGGGGGCACGTCGACGCAGCGCTTCTCCAATCAGATCCGCGAGGCCGGCGATGATCCCAAGGTCGGCGCGGTGATCATTCCCGTCGGGAGCCCGGGCGGCCTCGTATATGGAACGGCGGAAGCCGGCGATGCCGTGCATGACGTGCGTCAGAAGAAACCGGTGATTGCTGTAGCCAGCCCGTATTCGTTCTCGGCCGCCCATTGGATCGCCACCCAAGCGTCGGCGTATCATCCGAGCACGAGCGGCGAAGTCGGATCGGTCGGCGTTCGCGGTGGTCACGTCGACATGTCGGGCTTCGAGAACAAGATCGGCATGAAGACGACGCTGATTGCCTCATCGCCCGAGAAGATCGCCGGCCACCCGTATGCGCCGCTCACGGACGACGACCGCGCGGACATGCAACGTGAGATCGACGAAATGAATCAGGCGTTCGTCGCCGCAATCGCGCGGGGCAGAGGATTGTCGGCGGCCGACGTGCCGGCCATCCACGGCCAGGGCCGGACCTTCTCCGCCGCGCAGGCCGCGGCGACCGGGGTTACGGACGGCGTCATGACCCTGCGCGACGCGATCGCGAAATACGGATCGAGCCAGAGCCGTCTGGAGCTCATGCGCAAACGTGCTGCCATTCGCGGGGCCGCCGCCTCGATCTGAACTACCCGCGCTCGAGCGGGATAGCCGTTGCCCCGCCGGGGCGGCGTTTCGGGCGCGCGCGCCCTCCACTGGCCTCAGAGGAGATCCCTATGACTTTGGCCGAATTGAAGAATAAGGCGCGCTCGGCTGCCAAGCGCGTCGAAGACCGTCTCACTGCCGCGATCGGCGAGGGACGCGAGCTCACCTCAGCCGAAGAGAGCGCGAACACCGCCGATGAGGCGGAGCTCGCGACGCTCAACGCGCAGATCGCGACCGCCGAGGGGGGCTCTTCCGAGTCGTCCAATGCGGTGCAGCTGCAGCTCGACGGCGCCGCGATCGCCGCGACTGCGGCCGCGAACGAGCGCACACGGATCCTCGCGCTTGTCGATCTCTGCCCGAGCAGCTCGGTGAGCGATCCGCTGCGCGCCGCGATCGACGACGGGCAGGAGGCCGGTGCTTTCGCGATCGGCCTCGCGCAAGCCGCGAAGACGCGCGGCGCCAGCATGGAAGACCTGCGTGACGGGACCGTTCAGGACGACCAGCTGCCGGCCAACGGCAAGCAGGGCGTGAAGGGCTCGGGCGGGCAGAAAAAGCCGGGTCTCGCGGATCGCCTCGCGACGCTGGGCCACCGTGGCATGGCCCACCTGAAGGGCTGATCCACCTCTCCATTCCTCCTTCGAAAAGGACGAACCATGTACGAAAAAGCTGGCCGTACGGTGGAAGCGCCGCACGCTAATTCCACCATCATCCGCGGAAATGGCTTCCTCCGCTCTCGCAAGGTCGTGCTGCTCGCCGGCGCCCTGTTCGCGATCGGCTCTGTACTCGGGGTCGCTACCGAGGGCGCGGCTACCGCCGTGGCCAAGGCGGGCGGCAATACCGGCAATGGCGCGATCTCGGCCGTCACCGTGAAGCCCGACGCCAAGCTCGGTGTCTATACGGTGCGCTTCACCGACCCGACGCACTTCGATCTTCATGATCCGGAGGGCTTCGTGCTCGAGGAAGCGGTCGCCGTCGGTACTGCAGTGGCGAACGATCTTGGTTTTACGGTCACCGCTGGCGGGACTGCTTTCGTTGTCGGCGACGGCTTCGATATCACCGTCGCTGACGGTACCGGAAAGGCGAAGCTCGCCACTGCCGCCGCGGTAGACGGCACGCAGCACCCGAGTTTGGTGCTGCCGTATGCGGTCGACGCCACCGATGGTGACGTCGAGGCGATCGTCTACGAGGCCGGCGACTTCATCGAGGAGAACCTCGTCTTCGGCGCCGGCATCACCGCCGACAGTGCTCGCGAGGCGCTCCGCATCCGCAACATCACCTACGGCTGATCAGCCAGCAAGCGATCAGCGCCCGTCTGAGGGCGGCGCGGCTCCGGTCGTGCCGCCCCTTGCCATTTATGGAGCATCATCATGGCCTTCAGCCTCTACGACACGACGGACCTGATCGCGACCATCCGGTCGCTGCGCGTCCCCGGCACTTTCCTTTGGACCATGTTCTTCGGCGCCGAACCGATCACCTTCGACACGCCCGACGTGAAGATGGATCGCGTCTTCGACGATCTGCGCGTTGCCGCCTGGCAGAGCCCCTATTCTCCCGGCAAGCCGAGGCAGGATATCGGCTTCCAGGTCGAGAGCTTCACGCCCGGCTACCTCAACCCGTTCGATCGCGTCGATGCGGGCAAGCTCTCGTCGCGCCTGCCGGGTGAGCCGATCGGCGGCAACCTTTCCATGGCCGAGCGGCGCGATCTGCTGATTGCCGGGTATCTGACCAGCCAGAAGATGTCTCTGGTCCGCCGAAACGAGATCATGGCATCCGAGATTCTGCGCACCGGCGCCGTGATCATCATCGGGGAGGACTATCCGTCCACCACGATCGACTTCGCGCGTGACGAGTCGCTGACCGTGTCGCTGATCAACGCGGCGCAATGGGGCGAGGCAGGCGTGTCGCCCATCGATGACGTCGAGAACTACTGCGACGAGGTTGCTGCCGCATGCGGTGCCGCCCCGACCATTGTGTCGTTCGACAAGCTGTCCTGGCAGCTGTATCGCTCCGATCCGAAGTTCGAGAAGGTGATCGACACCACGCTCGGCCAGACCAGCGCCATGCAACTCGGTCTGCAGCCTTCCGCGCCGGGCTCGCCGGTGTTCAAGGGTCGCAACGGCAGCGTCGAGCTCTATGTCTACAACGACACCTACAAGGATCCGCTCGACGACCAGATCAAGCCGCTGATCCCGGACTACACCGTGATCATCGGCGCGCCGATCGCCTTCGAAGGGACGCCCACCTACGGCGCGATCCTCGATCCGGAGGCGGGCTACGCGGCGACCGAATACTGGTCGAACAACTACATCGACCGCGGGACCAAGAGCGAGGTCGTGCAGACGCAGTCGGCACCGCTACCGATCCCCAAGCGCGTCAACGCGAGCAAGTGCGTCACCGTCCGGACCTCCTGATCCGGCGGCACGTCCTTTGTCCGGCCGGGTAGCGCCCGGCCGGCCCTCTTTCGAAAGACCTTGAAATGGCCACCCCGAAATCCAAGCTCGCCGCGACCGCGGCGGCGGTCACCCAACGCATCCTCGGTTCGAAGCTCGCCCAGCCGGCGATGGTCAAGATGCCGAAGGCGCGCCACCAGATCCACGTCACGCCGACCGACATCATTCCTGCCGGCACGGTCCTTACGTCCGAACTGCTCGAGCTCGCCGAAATCGACCAGGACACGCTGGATGCGCTCGCCCGCACGGGCGCCGTCGTCATGATCGAAGTGCTGGCGAGTGCGATCGCGGCCGACGAGAGCGAAGCGGCCTGATCGATGCCGCTCGAGACCGCCGACGACCTCGACACGTTCTTCGATCCCGAGGAATTCGGTGTCGCGGCGGTCTACACGGCTCCGGGTGGCGCGCCGTTTGATCTCGTCGCCATTCGCGATGAAGATGATGCACGCGTGCAGGGCAGGCAGGGCGGGCGGTTCGTCATGGCGACGAACTTCTTCCTCTTGCGCGCCGACAAGGTGTCTCCGGTCGACAAGGCCCGGCTCGATCTGTTCGATGAAGACGGGCAGGTGACCGAAAGCTTCGTCCTGCAAGGTGCGGCGGTTCGCTCGGACATTAGCGCCGCGCTGTGGCGATGCGCGGCCGTGCCGACCTGACATGCGAACGACGATCGCGATCCCCAGCCTCGCGGGCGTGGCGGACGAGATCACCAAGGAGGTCGCGGCCGACGCGACCCAGGCGATGCGTGACGCCACCATCACGATGAAGACGGCGCTGCGTCGCCAAGTCACCGACGCGGGCTTCGGGGTCCGCCTGTCCAACACATGGCAGGCTTCAACCTACCCAACTAGCGGCGATGCGCTCAATCCAGCCGGCTACGCGTGGTCCAACGCACCCGACATCATCGACGCGTTCGATCGTGGCGCGACCATCAGCCCCCTCAACGGCAGGAAATTCCTGTGGATCCCGACGAACGCGGTGCCGAGAGCCCGCGGTCGAGCCACATCGCAGAAGAAAATGACGCCGCCGCAGGTGCTAGCAGCGTTCCACGCCGACAGTTTCGTCATCCGGAAGGGTAAGGGCGGACACCTGCTCGCCTTCATCGTCGAGCAGCGAGGCCTCAACGCGCGCGGCCTCCGAAAGAAGGTCCGTCGCGGTCGGATCGGACACGGCGACGCTGGCGAGCTTGTCCTCATGTTCACGTTGGTACCGAGTGTCACCATGCCAAAGGCGCTCGATATCGAAGCGGCTGGCAAGCAAGGCGCGGACGATTTCGTTGCGCGCTTCGGTCGATCGAGGAGCTGATCATGTCCACCCGCCTCGATGTTCTCAATGCCGTGGTGGCGATGATCCGTCGAGCGTTGCCAGAGGCTGACGTGATTGGGCTCGATGATGGCGCTGACGCTCCGGACACGATCGGTCCCAGTGGCCGTGTGATCGTCCGGCCTGGCGATCCCGGCGATCCTGAAATCGATCTGAGCCCGGTCATCTACAACTATTTGCACCCGATCCCGGTGGAGTTCGCCTCCTATGGCACCGACACGCTGACCCCGTCAAAAGCGGTCGATGCGATGCTTGAGGCAGTCTCGGCCGAGATCGAGGGCGATCGCTTCCTGGGCGGCCTGGTCGACTATCTCGACGCGACCGCGCCGGAGACAGCGGACCTCTACACGGACGCCGCCACGGTGGCTCACGAAGCGGCCGCCGACATCGTCGCCACTTATTCCACCCCGCATCCCCTGTAGGAGACATCGATATGGGTCGCGCACGCGGTTCAAATGCGAAGGCGTTCGGCGTCTTCGAGGTCACGCCCGGCACGGTGCCGGCGGCCGGCCCCAGTTGGTTCGGCATTCCGTTCGTCAGCCACTCGCTCGGCGAGGAGCGCCCGCTGATCGCATCCGACCTGCTTGGTCAGGGTCGCGAGACGCAGGATCCCACGCCCGACGTCGCCACCAACGACGGCGACCTGGTCGTGCCGGTCGACGTCCGTAACTTCGGCCACTTCCTCAAGCTGTTCTTCGGTGCGCCGACGACCACTGGCGAAGTTGGCGACGGCTACGATCACGTCTTCACGTCCGGTGCCGCGAACCTGCCGAGCATGTCGATCGAGATCGGCGCGCCGGAAGTGCCGGCCTTTTCCACGCACTACGGCGCGCGCGGCAACCAGCTGAAGATCAGCATGGCGCGATCCGGTCTACTCAATGCGACGGCCAGTCTGATCTGCATCGGCGAGAGCGCCCCGGCGAACGCCAGCGCCGCCGGCGTCGGCGCCACGGCCGCGCTCGCGATCCAGCGCTTCCCGCAAGCCACGGGTAGCGTGACGAAGGACGGCGCGGCGCTCGGCAGCGTCGTCGCGGCAGACTTCACCTTCTCGAATAGCCTCGAGAAGGTCGAGACGATCAAGCCCGACGGTCGCATCGAGGACAGCGATCCGGGCATGGTCAGCATGACGGGTTCCGTCACGGTCCGCTTCAAGGACACGACCCTGCTCGCAGCGGCGACGGCAGGCACGCCGTGCGAGCTCGATTTCGGCTGGACGATCGGCACCTTCAGCCTCATTTTCGCCGTACCCCGTGTCTTCCTGCCACCGGCGAAGCGTCCGATCACTGGCCCGAACGGCATCCAGGTGCAGTTCAACTGGCAGGCGAGCGGCGCAGATGCGGCGGCGGTCACCGCAACGCTGCATAACGACGTGGCGACCTATGCTTAAGCTCGGTGGCTTTCCCGGCGGCTGGGAGGATTATGTCCTGGGCGCCCGCGTCCGGTTCGCGCCGATCGGCCCGAAGGCGGTGCGCCGCGCGCGCATCGCCTGCGCGGCCGCGCTGCGCGTCGACGTCGCCGACATCGAGGAGGCCGGCGACGCGCTGTCTCGCGAGCTGATCCGCCGCGGCATCGTCGAATGGGCAGGTATCGAGGACGCCAAAGGCGAGCCCTTGACGCCGGCTACCCTCGTGCCCGTCTTCGACGCCTACGGGGAACCGGTTCTCGATGACGATCAGCAGCCGGTCATGCAGGCGGCAGTCGAGCTGTTCATCGCCGATGCGACCGCCTTCGAATGGGCCGATCGCGTCTATGTGAGGCCCTGGGCGGACAGGGAACGGGAAAAAAACGGTTGGGCCGGCTCGCCGAATGGCACTTCGACGGGGGCGACGCCGGCGCCCGATACTGCCAGCTCAGTTGCTCCGCCGGAGACGGGGAGCGATGCCGCCCCGATCCGGAAACGGGCGAGGGCGGGCTCTGCCCGTACCTCGAGCACGAACCGGAAACCGAGGCGGCCGAGGAAGTCTGGGAAGTCCTAGCCGGCTGCGCTGGTCAGCTGCGCACTGCTGGCTTCGGTCACCCCTACGCGCTTGATTACAACGCGGTGCTGAGACTGGGCGAAGCCCGGTGCGTCGATATGCAACTGCTGGCGGAAGTCCTGCCAGCGGTCGAGCCGCATATCGTCGGCGCGCATCATGACGACGGTGAGGGAGGCGACGCAGATGTCTGACCGCTCCGTCTCCATTCGTCTCGGCACCGAGGGCAAGGCCCAGGTGAAGTCGGACTTCACCGAGATCGCCGACAGCGGGGATGCGTCCGCAAAGCGCCTGGTCGCATCGTACGATAAGGCTGGCGACGACATCGAGAAGGCGCTCGCGCGTCGCGATGCTGCCGCCGCCAAGATTCAGGCGATGATGCCGAGCCCGGTGCAGGCCACGATCGAGGCGAACAACGGCAGTCGCGTCGGCCAGCGCGACGCCGGCGGCGGTCCATCGGCGGGCCAGAATGCCACGGCGACCGAATATGCCGCGCTGCTCGCCCAGCAGGAAAAGCAGGTCGCGGCGGTCCGCGCGGCGATCGACCCGCTCTACACCGCCCAGAAGCGGTACGATGACGAGATCCGCGTTGCCGACGGCCTGTTGAAATCAGGTGCGATCAGCGAAGCCGAGCACGCCGCCGCTGTTGGATTGTCGGGGAAGGCACTTGCGGCGGCGGAGCGAGAGCTCGGCGGCCACAGCAACGCGCTCAGCTTGAACCGCAACCAGCTCATCATCGGCGAGAGCGCGGTTCATCGCTTCGTCGACTCGATCCTCGCCGGCCAAAGCCCGATGAAGGCGTTCGCCATGCAGGCGGGCGATGTCGGCAACGTTCTCTCGATGGACGACGGTGGCGTCGCTGGCGGGCTGGCTAAGGTGCGCGCATTACTGACGCCGACCAACCTCACTTTGGGGGCGACCGCCGCCCTCGTCGCGATCGGCGCGGCGGCCTGGTACTCGTATAGCTCGGCGCTCGAGAAGCTCGAAGCCATATCGCAGGGCGCCGGTCGCGTGCTCGGCGAGAGCGGCGCCGAACTTGAGGCGAATGCCGAAGCCGCAGCCGCAGCCGGAAACATCAGTATTTCGTCCGCGCGCGAGATCGAGCAGGCCTACCTTGGCGTAGCGAAGTCGGGGGACGTGCTTGTAGGTCTCACCGCGATCACCAAGGACTTTGCCGCCGCGACCGGTACGGACGCAAAGGCTGCGGAGCAGGCGCTCACCAGCATCTTCAGCGACCCGATCGCGGGAGCGAACGAGTTGGCCGAGAAATACGGCATGCTTAGTCAAGCGCAGGTCGACCATATCGCAAAGCTGGTTGAAGAAGGGCAGGCGACCCAGGCGCAGCGCGAATTACTCGAGGATCTGGGTAAGTCGGTCGATGGCGCGTCTGATCACGTCACTGGCCTGGCCGCGGCTTGGGACCTTGTGAAGACGAAGGCATCGAACGCTTTCAGTGCCATCGGTTCGTATCTCAATCGCGAGGGCCCGGGCCTCGTTTTCTCGCTTACGGGCATTCCGCTCCCCGGCACATTCGGTGAAGGCAAAGGCCCGCCGCCACGCCAGAACGATGCTGCCGCCAACAAGGCCCGCGCGGACGCTGCCGCACTTGCCCAGCGGTACCAGGGCGACGATCGCGACAAAATCCAATCGACGATCGGCGTGTTGCGCGCCGGTATTGCCGCCGGCGGCGCTCCGGACGAGGTGAAGGCCTGGACGGACGCGCTGCAGGCCAACGAACATGCGCTGACGACCTGGATCCCCGCTCAGCAGAAAGCGACCGAGCTCGCGTCGCTGGACGCCAAGATCGCGGCCGCCAAATCCCCAGCGGACAAGGCTGCGCTTGCTGCGCAGCGGGCACGGGTGGAACTCCAGGGAAAGGTTATCACCGGCGCGGACGCTGAAGCCCAGGCTCATTCCAAAGGGGCGGCGGCATTGGCGACAGCCAGCCGCGCTGGTGCTGGCCACGCTGCTACGCTGGCGCGCGAGGCGGCTTCGATGGAGGCCAGCGCGCGCGCCGCTCTCGATGTCGCAGCGGCCTACCTGCAGAGCGACGGCGCCGGGGCGCTTGCCGAAGCTCGGCGCAAGGCGATCACCGACGCCACGAAGAAGGGTATCGATGTCGAGGCGGAAGCCCGGCGCCAGATCGCGCTGAGCATCGCCGACAGCATTGCGTCCGGTGCGAAGTCCGTGTCGGGCCTCCGTCTCGAGACGGCCGCGAGGACCTCGGTCAACCTGCAGGTATCGAACGGCGCTCTGGCAGTCGGCTTGATGAACCAGGCGCTCGGCGATGAGGCTGCGCTCCGTCCTTTGCTCAAGCTGCAGGCGCTCGCCCAAGGCGATGCGCTCGCGCAGTTGACCACCGTCATCGACGTCTATCGCAAGGCGCTTGCCGAGGCTCATGCGGAGGAAGCGCACGGCCAGGCGCTCCAGTCCCTCGATGCGCTGAAGCAGCGCGTCGACGATGCCCGTCTCGCCACGCAGTTCGCCGGCGACACCAGCGGCAACGCCGATCGGGCCCGCGCGCGCGCCGCCGGTAATCGCGAAGCCGATCAGCGCGGCTACAACGACAATGATCGATCTGCCGTCGTGCAGGGCAATGTCGATGCGACCAGCGCCGAGCTCACGGCGCGGCGGGCGCAGTCGGCGGCCGAGGCACTGCGCACGTCGCAGAACCAGGTGGAGCTCACGCAGGCCGAGGTCGGCTTGATCGGCAAATCCGCTGACGAGCATGATCGCGTCGTGTCGCGCCTGCAGCTTCAGCAGCAGCTCGCCCAGGAGCTCGGTGACGATTACGCGAAATTCGCGCCTTCGATCTTGGCCGCAGCCGATGCGGCGGTGCAGGACCAGCAGCGATTCAAGCAGCTGCAGAGCACGATGTCCGAGCTGCAGAGCACGGGCGATCAGTTCATCGACACCCTGTTCCGTCCAAACGGCGACGTCCTGAAAAGCCTGCTGAAGGAGGTCGAGCAAGAGCTGCTCAAGCTCGCCGCCATCAATCCGCTGAAGAACCTGTTGCTGGGTGAAAGCAATCCCACATTGGCCAGCGTCGGCGGTCTCCTCGGTGGAAAGTCCGGAAGTGGCCTCGGCGGGCTGCTCGGCAAGGTGTTGGGGCACGGCGTCGATCTGAGTTCGCTCGACAGTCCCGCGCTCAACATCGGCGGCGGCATCCCATCCAGTATGGCCGTTTCCTCGATCGACCTGTCGTCGTTCATTCCCCACTTCGCCTCGGGCACCGAATATTCGCCGGGCGGATTCGCCGACGTCGGCGAAAACGGCATGGAGCGCGTGTTCCTGCCGCAAGGATCGAAGGTCACCAACGCGGCCGACACCCGTCGCATGATGAGCGCGGCGAACGATCCCGCGCATATCAAGGTCTCGGTCGAAACCAACGACCCGGCCTTCACGGCCAAGATCTCGAGTATTTCCGGCGCACACGTCCAGGCCGCTGCACCCTCGATCCGCGCCGGCGCGGTCAGCGACGTGAAAGAGCATTACGCTCGCCAGGGCCGCAACCGGTATCCGGGGGGCTGATCCGAGATGTCGATCGAGCTTCCGCAGCCACGGCTGCCACAGACGGCCGTGCCACGCTTTCTTGACTACGGCGGCGTACTGAGCCCGCCGGGTGGCGGCATCGGCCAGCAATTCATTCGCCCAGGCAGATTCGCGATGGTGATCAACTATCCGCGGCTCCGGCCTGATCCCGACGGCCGCATCCTGATGTCTGCCATCCGAAGGGCGAAGCTGGAGGGCGCGCTCTTTCCGGTCCCGGAACCGGGCATCGCCGCCGTCGCTTACGGCACCCCGCAAGTGAACGGCGTCGGCCAAACCGGCATGTCGCTTCAGTTGAAGGGCCTCACGCCCGACATCACCATCCTTGATGGCAAGTTCTTCTCGATCATCTTCGGTGGACGCCGCTATCTCCACCACGCAACCGCCGACACGGCCGTGACCGCCGGGGGCAGTTGTTTGCTGCCGATCTTCCCGATGTTGCGGGTCTCGCCGAACGACAGCGCGACCATCGAGCTCGCGAAGCCTTACATCGAGGGGACGCTAGGAGGGAGCACGGTCGACGTGGAGCTGGCGATCGCCAGGGCGACACCGGCGTCACTGACCATCACCGAGCTGGCTTGATGACCAGCTTCTCGGTTGCCAATGATCAGGCGCTTGCCCAGCCGAGCGTGATGCTCGTCGGTGTGTGCAAGATGGTGCTCCCGACGAAGACGGTGCGTCTGATCGACGCCTCGGTCGCGGCTCGCGTCGGCGCGGATCTGTACGAGGGCTCCGACCCGACATTCGGCTCGCTCTACGCGCTGTCCGACTTCACCGACGGCGCAGTCAATGAAGCGCCTTCGTTCACGCTGACCTTCGCGCCAGCGAGCGATGCCGCGGCGATCGCGCTGTCTTCGCCTGCGATGCAGGGCTCGCCGCTCTCGCTCTCGCTCGGCATCCTCGTGCCGGCGACGGGATTGTTCGTCGACACGCCGGAACTGATCCTCTCGGGTCAGCTCGATTATCCCGTGCTGCGCGGCGAGGACAACAGTCGCCTGCTCGATCTCATGATCACCGCCGACACCGAACAATTCTTCCGCGGTGACGACGGCACCCGACTGTCCGACGCGTGGCAGCAGATGCGTTACCCCGGCGAGACCGGGCTCGGCCAGGTCAGCGGCATCCTTCAACAATTCTGGTGGGGCCAGTCCCCGCTCTCGGGGGTATCGCGATGATCCGCAAATCCTCCCACATAATGACGCGCCGTGTTGCCGCGGCGCAGGCTACGCTCGATCATTTCGAGGGCAAGCCCTTCGCCTGGGGTAGCTGCGACTGCAGCCGCATCATCGCCTGGCATCTGCGCAAGTTGGGCCACAAGCCCGGCGTCGCTCGCTTCGGCAATTATCGGACGGCGCTTGGCGCGCGCGCGGCGCTGACGCGCGGAGGCTTCGCGTCGCTAGCCGACGTAATCGACGCGATCGGACTTCCGCGCATCGCGCCTGCGGCCGCGCTCGTCGGCGATATCGTCCAGGGCGAGAGCGGCGATCCGTTCGGCGCCATGGGGATTTATCTCGGCAACGGCGCGATGCTCGGCTTTCACGAGGACGCTCCCGGCGCGACCAAGCTGCGCCGTATCGCGCTCTCGACAGCCTGGAGCGTTGCGTGAGCAAGTTCCTGCGCACCGCGGCCGAGATAGTCGGCGTCGCCGCGCTCGCGGTGACCGGCGTTGGAGCCGTTGTTGGCGCCGCTGCCTTCACGGCTTTTGCCGGAATCACGGCAGGCGCGCTGGCGGCCGACATTGGCTTGGGCGCTGCCGCCCTGGGCGTGCTCGGCGCCCTGACCGCGAAGAAGCCCGCGACGATCGCGACCCCGACCGAGTGGCAATCCGATCCGCAGGCCGGCGTGCCGCATATCGGCGGCCGCATGTATGCTTCGGGCCAGATCGTCTACCGGGCGACCTTCGACAAAGACAATGTCAACGAGACGCTCAACACCGTCTATTCGACGGGTCCCATCAGGGGTTTCGAGGGCTGGTATTTCTCGGGCGTCCTGTCGCCGATCGACGGCAACGGCCACCCGACCAATGTCGTCGATGGCGAAAAGATCTTTCTTGGCAGCCAGCTCGGCCGTCAGCCCGAACTGCTGCCGATCGCGGGAACGAACAATCCCGGCATAACTGCTGCATCCAAGCTGTCCGGGCTGGCGGCCTCGACGGTCACGTTCAGCTATGACACGACCGGTGGCCGAACCTTCACGACCGAGCCGAACATCGGCGCGGTGGTGCTCGGGACGCCCGTCTATGATCCCCGGCAGGACAGCACATACCCTGGCGGCGCAGCGAACGGACCGCAGCGCTGGAACGACGAGACCACCTGGAGCTTCACGGGCTACGACAATCCGGGCCTGAAGGCGCTCTCCTGGCTGATCGGCTATCGCCAGAATGGCTATATCGTTGCTGGCGTCGGCCTGCCGCTCCAGTCGATCAACGTCGCGCAGTTCGTCGAGATGGCGAACGTCTGTGACGCCAATGGCTGGAAGTGCGGCTTCGAGGCCAAGTCGACAGATCCGTCGTTCCAGGTGTTCGCGCAGATCCTGCAGGCCGGTGGCGCTGTCCCGACGCGGAACGGCGCGATCACCGGTTGCATGGTCAACGCGCCGAAGGTCAGCCTCGCGACCTTCGAGATCGACGACATCATCGGCTCCTGGAGCGTCCAGGGGTCCCAATCGCGCCGCGATCGCATCAACGCGATCGTGCCGCGATATATGGCCGAGCAGTCGTTCGTTGGCGAAACGACAGACAAAAACGGCAACATCGTCCTTCAGACTACCGTGACCTGGGGTATGCAGGCCGCCGGCGTCGTCGCCGTCGCGAGCTATGCGGCGGAAGACGGCGTGTTTCAGCTCGACGAGCTCGGCAACATCGTCCTCGACCAGAACGACAACCCGGTCCGCGTACCGGCGGTGCGGCTGAAGGGCGTCGACTATCCCTATGTGACAGGCGTTTCGACCAACGGTCAGGCGCCCCCGCAAGTCGCCCAGCTCGCGCGCTACGACATCGAGAACGCGCGAGAGTTCGGCCCGATCACGCTGCCGATGAAACCCCGTTGGATGGGGTACCGCGCGGGCGACGTGATTACCGGCGGCGCGAGCGTCACCGAGCTCGGCCTGGTCGGCCAGGACATCATGATCATGCAGCGCCAGTTCTCGGCTGCGAACATGACGGTCACGATGACCGCGCGCTCCGAGACCGCCGCGAAACACGCCTTTGCGCTCGGCCAGACGACGATCGCGCCTCCGACGCCCGTGCTGAGCGGGCCTCCGCTTATCCCGACGCCCGGGCCCGCCGCTTGGGCGCTGACCGCCGGGCAGCTTACCGCGGCGAACGGCACCGCCGCGGCGGCTTTGTTTCTGACTGGAGCGCCAGACAGCAGTGTCATCGACGCGATCATCGTGGAGATGCGCGTCGCGACGGGCCAGCAGGACAGCAGCGCGGATTGGGAAGGCGTGACCACGCTCGCCCCGAACTTCTCGGGGCAGCTGTCGATCGTGAACGTGATGGACGAGGCCGTCTATCAGGTCGCCGTCAGCTATCGGACACCCGCAGGCGTCGGCAACCGGCTCATCCTTGGCCCGGCGACGGCCGGGCAGACCGCCGTCCCTTGGACGGGGGGCGTCGTCGGGCCCGGTAAACCCGAGGACGGGGCGACGGTCGGCGCGCCGGCAGGTACGGACGTAGGAGGCCGCGAGGCGGCCGCGCTGGTCAGCGACGTCGATCTGAACGCGAACACGCTGCTGGCCTATCAATTCGACCAGCAGACCCTGCGCGATTATGTGAACGGTCTGCTCTTCGTGTCCGGCGTGCCGGTCAACACGGCCATCGCCACCGAGACCAGCCAGCGGATCGACGGGCAGAACGCGCTGGCGCAAGAGATCGGCCTGATCGGCGCCAGCAACCCGGCTGGCTCGGCGTTCATCCTCAATCTGAACACGGTGCAGCTCGGGAATGGCACGAGCATGTTCGATCGGCTCGCGGGCATTGACGCAGAGGTCGGAAACGTCGCTGACAGCGTCACCACGATCAACAGCCAGTTGGGGACGGCGCAGGCATCGATCACCACGCTCAACGAGGTCCTGACGACACCGAGCGGCGGCGCCAGTGCGAAAGCGCTCTTCCAGCTCGGCGCCAATGGTCACGTCGTGGGCTATGCGGAGACGAACGACGGGACGACCGGCGCGATCGTCTTCGACTTCGACAGCTTCACGATACTGCGGCCGGACGGGGCGGTGCTGCTGACCAACGATGGCGACACGCTGAAGCTGCCGTCCGTCGAGATCGACACGCTGAAAATTTCGACCGCCGTTACACCCGTTCGTGCATCGGCAACGTCGACTATTTCCGGCACCTATTCGGGCTCCCTCGATCCCCTCGGCAATATTCCTCAGGCCAGTACCAGCACCGTCCTTACCGTCGTTATCTCGATGCAAGTGCCAGGATGGATAGAGGCCACCGCAGTCTCCAAACAAGGTTTTGCCCACCCGGAAGATTCTCATCCGTGGGCCTTTGCGTTGGATGTGAACGGTACATTGCTTCCTGAGGCGTATACCTACGGCCAGGTTCCGCAAGACACTGTCCCACTTCAAGGGTCGTTCTACGCGACGACGCCCGGCAACTACACCGTCAACTTTCGCTGGGCCGGAGACAGCACGACTTCGCTGATCGGCCGCAGCCTGTTCGTCAAGGGATACCCCTTTACATGATCGCGATGCTTTATGACGAAGCCGGCGCGATTCGGCAGACCGTCGTCGGGCAACAGGACCTGATCGAGGCGACCGCCTCGGTTATGGGCTTGAAGTGGCTCGCCTATGACGGTCCCTACGATCCTGGGGCGATCGACGCTTTCGATGCGAGCCATCGTGTCGTCAACGGCCAGTTCGCGGCGATCGGCTGATGGCATCCTCGCCCCCACCGACGACGCCCGCGCAAGCGGCGGCCGCTTTTCTCGGCTATGTCGCGAACATCAATGCCGACCGGGCTGCGTATAAGAACTGGTGCGGCGGCACGCCCACGGGCGGACCGAACGGCGACGGCAATTATCCGCTGACCGACTTCACCGGCAACACGATCCTCGTCGCGTGTCCCGCGAAGCTCGCGGCGATCGGCGGCAACATCACCGCGATGATGGCGGCCTTGGCCGAGGCCGAGCAGTCCGAGGTTGTCACCGAGCAGGTCGAGGTCATCTTCACGCCATCGGCCGGTGCGGTGCCGGTTCGCGGCAGCCCGTTCATGTTCGCCTCGCGCCGGACGGTCGACCTTCAGCCGGTGCTGGACGCGCAGATCAGCGATCTCGTCCAGATCACGCGGCTCGGCTCCGACAAGCAGCTATCTCTCGGCGCGATCACGAAGCTGCTGAACAACAATTACATCAACCTGCTCTCGCCGCCATACAATGTGAAGCCGGACATGCGCGAGGTCCGCGACGCGACCAGCACCGCCGGCACGCCCTATATCGATAGTCCATCGGCCGGCTTCACGTCCGACGATGTCGGCAAGACGATCGTGCTGTCGAGCGCAGCGAACACGGGCGGCGGCCCGCTGGCCAGCACCATCATCGCTTGCATCTCGGCGACACGCGTCCAGATGGCGGTCAATTCGACGAACAGCGCCACGGCGCGCTGCTATTGGGGCACCGACAATACCGTCGGCGTCCGCCAGGCGATGGCCGATGCGGAGAGCGTCGGGATCTATCAGATGGGGACGACCATTGTCGTTCCGGCCGGCGGGATCATGACGCGGCCGTTCCGCCAGCACGCCCGCACAACGCTTTTTGGATACGGCGATCGGCAGAGTTTCTTCTACCGCCTTCCCGCGCTGTCGGGCGGAACCGGCCTCGACGCCAAGGCGGGCGTGTCTTTCTTCCGAAATTACGTCCAGTTCAACAACACGACTGGCGATAACGGGAAATTCTATCCGTTTGGCGACGACTTCATCGCACTCGTCAACGTCGGGTTCCAGGGCGGCTTTTTCGGTCAGCCCGGTGGCGATCCAGGCGTCACCGTGGAGTTTCTGTCGACGCTCGGCGACGAGGCCCTGGCCCAGGCCGATCCGTATTGGCGCATGATCAATGTGTCGGTTTGGGAGAGCCCGGGGGACGGCATCCACACCTACGGGCGCTCGTCATCCAACTTCGGCTTCATCAACGTCGAGAATTGCAACAACCGCGGTTATCACGTCGAGAGTTTCGACGACAACGTGAACACGATCGTCGTGATCGCGAACGGCCAAGCCGGGCTCCATCTCGACGGCAATGGTGGCGCGAACGGCAACTTCACGACGGTCAAGGCTTCGTTTAACGGGACGGCGGGATCGAGCAATCGTATCAACGTCAACGTCCTGATCGAGGGCGAGGGCTTCACTCTAACGGGTTGCCGCTTCCAAGAATCGTTGAACAGTAATCTGACGATCTGTGGGCAGCGCAACCAGATCAACGGCGTTTCGATCGAGGATACCGGGTGCATCCAGCCGAAGCATGGCGGAGGCCCGTCGACAGCCACGGTGCGCGCGGGGATTCTGTTCGCCAACATCAACAATGCCGGCAACAACGAATACGCCTACGGCAACCAGCTCTACAATGTGGTCATCGGCCCTTCAGTCCATAGCGGCGATGCTGCCGCACAATATGGAAGCCACGGGATTTACTTTCAGGGCTCTGCAACATCATCGATAAACGCGCCGCAATACAATGTTATCGAGGCCAGAATGACGACCCCGTTCGGTCAGATCAATGGGGCGACCGGCGCTATCACGCCGTGGAGTTTCGAGAACTGGGGCGCCGGCACCGGTAAGACCGGCAAGGACGCCTTCAGCAGCTACAATGCTAATAACGTGACGATGGACGGCGTTCTGGTGGCCGACTGACGGCGATGCACCCCGAAGGCGGAGGGCGTGATCTCCCGCCGCTAAAATCCAGCATTTTCTATCACTAGTGCGCGCCAGAGCTCGGGCGCGGATCTCGGGGGCGTTGTGAGGGGATCGAACATGTCTGAGCCAGTCGTGCAGCCCACGCCGGGTAACATCGAGGCATCGCTTGTCAGGCTCGAGGGCAAAATCGATCGTGTGATCGATAATCAGACGCACCAGGCCGAAGAAGTGAAGATCGTCCGGGAGCGCCTGCACGAGCATGCGAACATTCTCACGACCTTCACAGCGCTGAATATCCCGGAAAAACTCACGGCGGCGCGGGAGAGACTGGATCAACACCAGGCGGATATCACGGCGTTGCGGAGCGATTTCGACCAGCGCAGGGGAGCGCTCAACGTCATGAAGGCGCTCTGGGCAATGATCGGCCTCATCGGCGCCGGGGGCATCGCCGCGATCGTGAAGCTCATCGCCGCTCATTGACCATCGTTTTTGCTGGAGGTTTTATGATCCCACTCGCCTGGGGGCGCAAAGTCGCGCCCGCCTTCCGTGACCGCGTGCGCGCTATCGCCGGCGAGCTCGGCTGCTCGGCCTCCGACCTCATGGCCTGCATGGCCTGGGAGACCGGCAGGAGCTTCTCGCCTTCGGTGCGCAACAGCGCCGGCAGCGGCGCGATCGGTCTGATCCAGTTCATGCCGCAGACGGCCGGCCAGATGCACACCACGACGGACAAGCTCGCCGCGATGAGCGCGGTCGCGCAACTGGATTATGTCGATCTCTATTTCCGCCCTTGGCGTGGGCGGCTTCACAATCTCGGCGATCTCTACTGCGCGATTCTCTGGCCGGCCGGCGTCGGCAAGGCGGATACCGCAATCCTGTTCGAGAAGGGCGGAGATCACCCGAAGCTCTACCTGCAAAACGCAGGGCTCGATCTCAACCACGACAACGACATCACGCGCGGCGAGGTGACAGCGAAGGTGCGTGCGCTGCTCGCCGAGGGACTGCTGCCGGCGAACGCGGCCTAGGCCGGCGGGTTGATGTCGGCCCAGTGGGTTACGCCGCTAATGGGAAGGCATTCGTAAAGCGCCCTCCAATGTCCGTCCGGCTCAGGGTCGTCGAGCTGATGGAATATATCGCCGCCCCGCTCCCAGGTGCCGACATCCGGACCGTCAGCCCACAAAAGCATATTGCGGCCATCCTTCCGATCATCGGGAATTGCATCGATCGGCTGCCAGTCGATGCCTTTGACGTGGATCATCATATTCTCCGTTCGCTGCACGCCGGCGGTAGGGATTCGAGCCCACGGCAGGCTGGGTATCGGCTCTCCGGCGCCACCCAACCCAACTAGCCGGTCACGCCCTTACTCGTTCGGGTTCAGCCTTAGACCACTCAGCAACACCGACGCGCAGCACCGCTTTCTACCATCCGGAGCATCCCATGAACAGCATTCCGCACGTCCGTGTGGTGGTGGGCTTTTGCCTGCTCGCCGCCGTTGCGTACCTTGGCTTCAGCATCTTCATCGTCGGCTGGTCCGGTGACGCCGCGCTACGCGGCGACGTGATCGGCACATGGAAGTCCTTCGCGGTCGCCGCCTTCGCCTTCTGGGTCGGATCGAGCAGCGGGGGCAAAGCCAAGGATGCCCCGCCCCCTCCTAAAGATGCCCGTGAGGCTGCCGACGCCGTCGCAGGCGCCGCCACCGATCGGGCCAACTCAATCACTGGCGACACTACCGGCGCCTGAACCCAGTCCCCCGGCGCGAGGTGCGCCGGACGACACTCCATGGAGAAGTGCTATGTCCCTCATTCCGGACTTTCATATCGTGTTCCTGAACGACGCCCAGAAGGCCGTCGTGAAGCAGGCGCTGGCCGATGCGGGCCACGTCGTCGAGGTTGCGGCCAAGTCGGCCGGCGACGACCTCGTGCTCGCGCTGAAGTCGACATCGGTCGGCACCTTCATCGCGTCGGAGATCTCGACGCTGAAGGATGCCTCGCTGACCGGCCTGCAGAAGATGGAGCAGGTCGTCGAGAAGGCCATCCCCGCAGCGATCGCGCTGTTCGCCGCCGGCGGTGTCGCCAAGACGGCGGAAGAGGTCGAGGATGCCGTGCGCGGCGCCGCACAACTGATCTACAACGACACGGTCTCGACCACGATCCCGGCGCTTGCTGCCGATGTCGGAAAGATCGTCGGCGCGGTGACCGCTCCGACTGCTCTCGCGCCAGCCTGATGAAGACCGCCAATGTGATCAGCGCCGGCCCGGAAGAACATCCGGAGTCCGGCGCTGATCTCATGCGCATCCTCGTAAACCGGCCGTGGGCTGTCGCTGGAGAGCGATGGCCCGCGACCGAACTATGGGCTCAGCGGGATATGCCGGAGCCCGTAACCGGCGAGGCGATCGAGTGGGATCACCGCCACGTCTGGCTGCGCGGCGTCCGCTACGAAAAGCCCGAGGACGATCGAAACCCGTCCGCATCGCTGCACTGATGCGCCCCTTTGAAAGGACCATTCGATGAAGACGCTCATCCGAACAGCCCTTGCGCTGTTCGCCGTGATCGCGCTCGGCTTCCCGACGCCGACCGTTGCCCAGATCGTTTCCGGCCCGCCGGCAGGCGCCGGCTCGGCGCCGCGGCTGGTGCCCAGCGGCGCCGTGGGGTTCGGCTCCCTGGGCCAACCCTATACGGCCGTCGACCTTACGCACGGACTGCCCGTCAATTGCATCGTTGGATGTGGCGGTGGTGGCGGCGGCTCCAACGCGGCCGCAGCATCGACGGGAACGACGGCCAGCGGCTTCGCAAGCCAGACCGGCTACGTCGGCTCCGACGGCAAGGTCTATAATTGGGTTGGCGATCTGCTCGGCCATCCTGCCGTATCGATCTTCGGGACGGTCCCGATCAGCGCCGCCTCGCTGCCGCTGCCGGCCGGCGCAGCGATCGCGGCGAAGCAACCCACGCTCGACACCAACGGCGACATCCGGCTGCCGACCTATACGGTGACCCCGTTCTTCGTCTCGATCGCGGCGAGCACGTCCACCACCCTTCTCGCCAGCAGCGCGACGCGGATTGGCTTCGACGTCCAGTGCGCGACCGGCGGCGTCGGAATCAGCCGCACCGGAGCGACGCTGACGAGTGCCACCCCTTCATCGGGCGGCGCCGATCTCGTTATCCCTGCGAGCGCGAACGCCTACTTCACCCCGTCCTACGTGTCGAAGACGGCAGCGGTCACCGCCTACACCGGGACGGCTCAGGCTTGCTGGGGTGTAAGCTATGCACAGCAGTAAGCTCTTCCGCGCGCTGATCGGGCTGCTCGCGCTCGTCGGCGCTTTCGCGCCAGCGGCTGCTATCCGTCCGCGCATCGGCTCGCTCGGCTTCCGGCCGGGGTTCCAGTTCGTGTCGCTTGGGGCCGGCGCAACCTCCCTCCAGCCGATCGAAAGAGGCAACGCAGGCCTCGCCACGGCGACGGTCACATCCAGTCAGGCCGCGCAGTATACCGTCCATACCGTTCGCGGATCGGCGACGGGCGACCTGATCGTCACGCTCGCGGCGGTGACTTGGGACACGCTGCTCGGCGAACTCCCGATCGGTAACGACATCTCGTTCCGCGTCCAGGTCGAGACGCCCAAAGGCTCCGGCACATTCTCGACCGCCGTGACGGGGACGGTGCCGAACGGGCAGTCTCTTGATGTCGATACCGGCGTGCCTGTCCCTGCGGATGGGAGCGATTTCGGCCTCTTCGTATGGGCGTCGGCTGCGGTTCTTCCGACGCGCGGCACGGGCGGAGCGATCAACACCGAGCTCTATACCGACGAAGGCTGCATCGTCAGCACGACGGTTTCAACGACGCCCACGAACGCCATCGCCGATAGTTTCTCGCGTCGGCGCAGGCTCGCCCTCGTGGCCGGTATCTTCGCGCAGCGTGCCACGACCGATAAGACAGTCGCCGTCGTCGGCGACAGCATCCAAGCCTATGAGACGGCGACACTGGCCGCGAACAGCGCGACCAGCGATCATGTTCGCGGCGATCTCACCCGCACCATCAGCCAGTCCTATGCGACCATCAATCTTGGTATCGGCGGCGACCAGCCATCGACCGCGCTCTTCGCGTCGCGTCCGATCTGGCGGATGCTGTGGGGCCGCGCGACCTATGTTGCGAATGCCTATGGCATCAACGAGTTCAACAACCGCAACCTCTCGGCGGCGGCCGCGCTCGCATACCGCGCCAATTTCGTCCGCCTGTTCAACGGCAAGCACTATATCGATGGGACGCTGACACCGCGCGTGACGGCCACGACCGACGCCTATGCGACCGAGGCGAACCAGACGGCGGCGACCTATTCGGCGGCGACCGACACGTACAACACGGCGATCCGCGCGCAGGCCAACTTCATCGAGCGTCGGACACCTATTCAGGGCATCAATCCTGATGTCTGGCCGGTCAACGGCACGGCCAATTATTCGACCCTCGACGGCCTGCATCCGTCGCTGACTGGCCTCGGCCTGATCATGGAGACACAGACCGCGATCAAGGCTGCGCTCGATGCCGCGCCGGTAGCAGCGTTCGTACAGGCCGATCCGACGTTGACCTTGGCCGCGACGCCGGCGTTCGCGGGCGGCAAATTCACGCGAGGTACGGCGATCGGCAACGGCTTCGTTGCGTCCGCCGCGCCCGCGTCATCGGAAGCGTTCTTCACGGTCACCAGTACCGCGGCAAATGGGTTCGGCATCTTCGACTGGCAGCTCGGCTCGGCCGGCGCAGTTGCGGTCAATTCGTCCGGCAATCTTGTGTTCAAGGCGGGCAACGGGTCAAACTTGGCTGGAACGACCGTCCTCACCGGCACTGGCGAGCGCCACGTCGAAGTCGATACATCTTCGACTGGGACGAAGGTCTACCTTGATGGCGTGCTGGAAATCACCTTGGCGTGGACCCCCAACGCCACGCAGACGAATACCAATCTAGCGGTCCACATCCCGAACGGCGGAGGCGCGATCCGCCAGATAGCGAGCTTCGCGGCGCTTCGGCACAGCGCGAACTTCACACCGCCCGCGCCTGGATATCTCGTCCCGGCGAGTGATCCGACGTGCGTGGCCTATTGGCCGCTGGCGACGGACGGATCGGGTCAGGTCGGAGGGTATCTGCCGTAG